AATATATAAAAAGGATTTAAAAACGATTTTCACGCAGTCAGTCGTAAGATTTGTCAATGTAAGCCATTCATAATTTTTTTTTTATTTTTTCCCCCTTTTATTTTTCTAACTATTATATCTTCGTTCAATCGTAGTTATCTGGTCGTTTAACTCTTTCATAGTATTCATTCGTAATAAGTATTGTTCATCGTTCATCTCTTCTTTCTTTTCAAAGAGCATCTCCGTATAAGCCGATAATTTTTCGGTTATTCTATTTTGGATTATCGCATCAAAATTTGATAATTTGATGAATCCGTTGGGACATACTTGAGCCAACAACTTCAATTTTGTTAAAACCATAATTTTTAAATCTTCGCATACACTTAATAATAATTTTATATATTCAATACAGCACTCACACGCACAGTCTGTATCTCTTAAATCGTTTATTAATGTTAAGATATCTTCATCAATTCTCGTAATATCTTTTTCCAAGCAGGATTTACACATCGTTGTAGGGTATAATGTGCGTATAATTTATTCCATTAAAATCGTTTCAATTTTTTATAAAATCATAATTATATTATTTTATAAAATCATAATCATATTATTTTATAAAATTATTGCCATTCATTATTTAAATACAAATTGTTTAATAAGGTTGCTCTGGTTAAAGCAGTATAACATATCTTTCTGTTTTCTTTTATTCTGTCCCAGTTAAATATATTTACTCTTTTATCAAAAGTTGAACTCTGTGATTTGTGTGCTGTGATACAATATGCTGATACAAAGTATTTATGAAATTCATCTTTGTCAATTGATATACCTTCTGTCATATATACTTTTGTTGCATCAAAAGATTCTACCTTAAATTCCGATCCGTTTGTTATTTCTAACTCTTCACAATTTCGCATACACATCACTGGTAGATTTTTATAAATATATATATCATCTGCTTTGTCTTCTTTGTTTATCCTTGTGTGTGGAATAAATAATGATTCTGTTTTGTCTTTCATATAATTCATACATTCCTTATTTATAAATCTTCTGGTCGCATTATAATAGCATATATTTACGCTGTCAATCATATCCTTCACTTGTATTTTTTCTTCGTTAATATTATTTCCTATAATATCTTTGTGATACATATCCATAACGAATTTATATAACTTCATATCATACCGCTGAATTTTTGTTAGTTCTATTTTGTTAAAGTTTGTTAAATATTTTACAGCAGGGTGATGAAAATAGTTTATATCATATTCTTCAATCGGTGGTATTTGCTTTTCGTCGCCGATCAATATGAAATCTATATGTGGATACTTTCGTTTTATTGCTATAAATAATCGCCACAATTCTGTGCCTACCATACTGATTTCATCAACTACGATTCTTTTTAATTTTCTCAATCCTGACATCATCTTTGTAGGAATATATAACTTACCATTCTTGTTTCCCAGTTTTAATAATTTGTGTATTGTTGTACCATCAAAATTTCTTGCCGATTTATTTGTAAAAGCACATCTTGCTGTATCTTCATTAGTCCATTCGCTTGTATCCATTATATCTTCTATTTTGAATTGTTCTTTGACACCATATGTTTTTCCTGTTCCTGCGTCTCCAGTAATTAATAAACTTCCAAGTTTTAAATATTCTTTGTATTGTCCGCTGTCTGTATATTGCTCGTGATGTATCCATCGGTTTCTAAATATAGGTGTTGATAATGATGTGCTTCGTTCCATCGTTTCATAATGATATGATGTATTTAATTCTTCTTTAAAAGTTCCCCACTGATTTAATAATGGTAAGTCTTTTCCATTCCTTACTGCTATAGCATCTGTTTTACGGAATATAACTTCACCGCCTGTTTGTTTTCCAGCATTATATAATTTGATATTCGCCCAGCATAATATTTGTAAATATATGGGTAAGCAGTTTGTTTCCAGTTGTTCTTCTTTGTCAAAGCCAAATATGTGTAATGATTTTCCTTCTTTTGTTTTTAATGATGATACTCTCATATCCTTCATACCGAATCTGCTGAATTCTATTTCTTCGTAATAGTCTTGATAAAAGAATTTCTTCTTGTCTTCATTATCTTCAGGTTTTTGTGCTTTGTAAAAGTATTCCCATACTCTTTCAATATCTGTATCGCAACTTCTAATTCGCTTTGTATATTTTGTTTTTCCTATCAATCCAATTAAAGCGTTAATAATATGCTTTGCTTTATTTTCATCGCCTTCAAATAAATCTATTGCTTTTTGTATGAATGCTTCAAAATAATTTACAGGCTTTGTTTTATGTGTTTGTTGCTTCGGTATCAATTGTTTAATTACANCAAAATTAATTCCTTCTTGTAAAGCCAATTCTATTGTTCTATTATCGTACCATCTTGATTTATTAAATAATGTTGTGTCATCGGTTTCTACAAAATATAATCCCAGTTTTATTTCGCCTTTAAATTCTTCTATTGTGTCTTCCATTCCATAACATAGGAATTCATCAAGTGGATATTTTATACAGGAAGCATAACACTTTTTACAGTCCCATACTTTTGTTGTGCCGTTTTCTAATTCTATATCAATAAGTCTTTTTGCTGGTGATGGTGTAATAGTTGTTTTTACATATTTGTTAATTTTTGTATTTGATACACCTTCAAAATATTTTCCTAATGGTGCTTCAATTTTTACTTCTTCAATTACCTCTTCGTATGTTATAACATCAGGCTGTGGTATTAATTCTAAATATTCTGTCAGGTCTTTTGTCGCCCCATAATGGATTAAACTTTTGACACCTTGTTTATTTAATTCTTCATATACTTGCGGACTGAATGTTGAACTACAAATTTGTAATCCGTCTGTTGTTTCCATTGATTCATTCCATGTATCGGTTGCTATTGTGCCGAATGACTGTCCTTGATAATCCATATTATTTATTTTACATAAATCTCTAATGTCAGGATTAAACGGTTCAGTAATATATACATCTTTTCCAATTTTGAATTTTGTTATATGTAAGCCTTCTAAATAAATATTATTTGCTTTCGGCTGTGTGCCTACTTCATAAATTTTATTTATAGCCCATTCGTTAGGGTCTTCGCCGTCATCATTATGATAAACATTCTCAATAACTGATTTTGCGTATAAAGGGTCTGCTACAACTTCACTATTCCAATTTGTATTATTTTTTGTATTTTGTTTTGCTATGAAACTTTTGCGTTTTGATGATAATTCAATAGGGTAAAAGTGATTGTTTGCTATTATAAATATGATAGGCGGAAAGCAATTTTTTTCTTCTGCTGTATAATGTTCTATTAATTCTTCTTCTTTATCATAAACATACATACTTAATTTGTAGTGCCTACAAAAGTTTTTCAAATTATTAATATTAACACCATCGCTTAATAAATCTACTTCTTCGGTTGAATCTGTTAATACTTCAGCAATATTTTCATAGCATTCTTCACGGCTTATTTTTTTAGTTTTTGTTCCTGTAAATTCTTTTACAAATCCCTTTAATGGTGCATAAATATGATATAAATAATCAAATACACAAGTTCCTTGTTGTCTGTCCCAATCCATATTTCCAGTGTAATTTACATCAAGCATTAATGCCCTTGCTTCTCGCATTCTTGCTATTTTTATATTTGTATGAATGATTCTTCCGCCTGATGTAATAGGTATTTTTGTTCTTGATGTTTCTTCCATCTCAAAATCCCCTATCCATTCGTAAGGACTTACTACTTCTGTTTTAGCAATCCAGTTAGCAGTATATTCTTCAGCCATTCTATTTAAATTACCCAGTTTTCCTGTCAATTGAAACCGATGTTTTTCTTTCATTACCTTATGTGTTCGTTTGAATCTCACATTAAAATTGATGGTATAGTCAGCAACAAATCGGTTATTTTTTTCGTGCCATAATGATGCTACTCTACTGACAAGTTCGTTTTCATATCCTTTAGCCCCCCATCGTAATTCTTTTTTACCGCTTTTGTATCTTTTGTCTGCTTTATAAATATGAATGCCTAACTGGTCTCGTATAGTATTATAATTAAGTGTTCTAATATTTACCCCTAAATCTGTCAATTGTTTTTTCAAAATCGCCGACATCGTTTGTATATATTATATACCGATATTTATTTAAATCAATTTTTTGATATAATATATATTATATATTTCAATTCAATTTTTTATAAAAAATCGTTTCAATTTTTTACAAAAATATTTTTACAAAAAACGCCTAAATATCCATGATCGGTATTTTTCGTGGTCGCCCAACTGTTCTTAATGGAGGATTTTCAAGACGCTTTTTCTCTCTATACTTCCTGTTGTTCTCCTTACACCGAGCCAAAAACTTTTCATTCCATTCAGGGTCTTGCTTTTTAGAGTGGTAGTTGCTTCTATGGTAATCATTATACTTATCAAGATTCTTTGCTCGGTGTACCATAATAGCCAACTTAACACTTGGTGTATAGTATATTTTTTGTTCTTCAATCTTTTTAATGTCTGTCATATTATTCCTTATATATATAATATTATAATATTTAAATTGTTTATATAAATTAGTTAGTTAAATATTCTTTTAATATCCTGTCATTATTCTTTGTATTATCACTAAACATACTCAAAAAGTCAGTAAAATTTGAATCAACTGATTTCTTTTTATCAAAATCAAAAGTCATAAAATAACTACAAGCCTCACAAAAGTGTCCGCAACATTCGCTATAATAATCTTGAATTTCTCTATTATTAACAGCAACAGGTTTAAACGGAAGTAAAAATTGCCGAACTTGTTCTGGCATATACATACCGAAAGGGTCAAAATAAATTGCATCGCCGTTTTCAAAGATTTTAAAAAAAGTCCAGTGAGTTCCATCGCCTTTATCGTGGTCTTGTAAATTAATATAATAATCGCCTATATACTTTTTGACAGGCAACTGGTCTTTACAAAATACACCTACTAAAGGTAATTTCATAGTTTTTTCAAAATCTTCAATTTCTGTATCACTTAACATACTATAATATATTATAATATTTTAAAATTTAATCAGGCACTTACCTAACAAGTTATATTTAGATTTGTAAATTAAATCATCTGGAATAAGGCATCGTTTATTACTTACTAAAATAAGTTTTTCAATAGGTATATATATATGTAGTTTATTTGAATTGAAAGGCGTATAATCAGTCCCTTTATTTTCGTATGTTGTAATCGCATAATCACCTCCTATTAAATCAAAGTTTTCTTGTGTAATTTCCCATTCGTATAATCCATCTAAAAATCCAAACATAAAAAAGCATCTTTTCCCTTGTTTATGCTCTTTCATTAATTCTTCTAATTTATTATAACCTACCATAGTTGTGCTATAAACGCTACTTTCACAATTGCGTGATTTCAGTTCTACTGAATGTGTTTTAGATTTCCAATCATAAGTTTTAAAGTGAGTTCCATTACTACTATTACCTGTCCTTGTTAAATCCGTACCATATCGTTCAAAAATATCACTTTCATAATGCTGTTCGTTTAAATCTCCCATCTTGACATAAATTAAGTTTTCCTCTTTTATCTTATTACAATAAACAGGTTTATATTTTATAGACATATATTATATATTAAGATATATATTTTCTTTATATTAAAATATCCCTAAAGTATATATTGGGCGGAATTGATATTATCCTATAACTTTCGGTAAAGGATTATATCCTGATAATTGAGAATGTCCCATGAACGGATGCATCGCTGGACTATTCATATGCTGATATGGACTTCCAAGTTGTATAGGGCGATCTAAATCTGTATTTATATCACCACCTCGTCTATAACCAGCAGGATAAATACTTCCTCCACCCATACCCATACCAGCAGGATAAATTCCACCACCAGCGGCGGCTGTCATACCAGCAGGATACATTCCACCACCTATATGATTTTTCAAGGCTTGACCTCCAATATCAATAGCAATAGGGGCTAAAGTTTTCGCTAAATCACCCCAAAAACCCTTTCCTTTATGATGCATTCCTGCTCCTTCATATTCACTCATTGCTTGTTTATAAGGTAATGATACATAAGCGGAACTTCCACGACCTACTCGTTTTTTATGACTGCGTAATCCTTGACCTGCGAGATGATTTTTAAGAGCGGACGATCCGATGTCAATAGCAACAGGGGCTAATGCTTTTGCTAAATCACCCCAAAATCCTTCTCCTTGAAGATTTACATCTTTCTTTCTATTTAAAACAGGACGAGGATTAATAAAATCCATCTCCGCATTCGTAAGCGGTTCATCAGGTTCTTGTGCTACTGGAGATAAATCAGCACCGCTATTTCGGTCAATTAATTGTTCTCCGTGTTTCAAGTTAATTCTTGTTCCTTTACTTTTCATCAATCCTGAAATAAATCGTTTTGCTGTCTGCGGTAATAATTTCAACAAGTGTTTTCCTGCTTCAACAATATGTTTAGAGTTAAAAGTAATTGCCCCACCTTTATGAAGAGTTCTAACTTGTGCGGAAGAAATATGAACTGGTAATCCTTGTCCTAACAATTTTTTCATTAATTCACCAGCAAGATTTTCTAAAGCAGGAGCGTGTTCCATAACACTATCGCCTAAAGCCTTTTGAGCGATGGGGGCTTGTCTTGCTATAACTCCCTGTAATGATTTTACAGGATTTTTTGCTACTTTTGCTATTTTAACTATATCATCAATCATAGCCCCACCACGCTTTTTCAATCTAACTTTTCCGCCTATATGCTTTTTCAAGGCACTACTTCCTATATCAATAGCAATAGGGGCAACTACTTTTCCAATTTCGCCTAAAATATCTTTCCAACCTTCACCAGTTTTTCGTTGTCTCGGCATTATATAATATGATTAGACAATAATATTATAAAATTATACTTTTTATACTTTTAAATTGAGTTTTAATAGGGTAATCTCGCTTTTAGAACACTTACGAATTTTTACGCAATTCTTGCTCCTGTTCGTATATCCACCGTAATAGTTCGTTCAAATTCCACAAACACAAAGAAATCAACAGGAACTGACGAGTTATTCGTTCCGACAACCTGTATGGCTTTAGCAACACCATCTTCACTTGGAATAGAACGAGAAACATTGCCGTAGTAGTATCTATACAAACTTTCAAATTCACTCATACCTATCAAACCTGAAGCCAACGAAGTCGTTAGTGAACCATTAAGTTGATTTGAACTACATAACTGCTGTGAAAACTGTTCGTAATCGTATAGTTCGTTATTGATAAATAAATTTTTTCCTGAAACTTGAATATTGAAATTTGTCAAAGAAATAGGGTCAGGAGTTCCGCCTGTAGTAGAGAAGGGAGAAAGGATTGTAGAAGTTGTAGTTGCCGCAGCAGNAAAAGGTTGCCCTGCGTTTAATGCACCATTCGCACTTTTGTTTATCATAGGAACAACAAGAATTCCACGCACATTCGGTATTCCGTTTGTCACCAAGTAAGAAAAAGTGCCTGTNNNNATATTTTGATAAGAATAGTAGAAAATATCATTATAAACAATTTTCTTGGTTGGAGCAAGAGACAAATAACGCTGTTCCGCAATTGGATTCATAGTATATGCTGGAGCATATAGACGACAACTTGTAATAGGAGCGGTATATGATTGAGTAAATTGAGTAAATTGTGTTTTAACAATAGATAGACCAACAGCAACTTGATAAGTAGTTTCAGCACCAACTGCCTGAAGTTGAGCCATATTATATCCACCTTGTCCCAAATCCTGCGAAGCAATCATAACAGGACAAGTTCCACCACCTCCAAGAATAATAGGGGTAGAAGTTAAAACCATACNTCCAGCCGTAACCTGAACACCATAAGAAGCACCAGTTGCGTTTGCCGCAGGGGCAAGAAAATTTGCCTGTGGAGAATAGCATTGATAAGTTAAATATGCCTGATTGGTATTAATATAAAATCTCATTGTGCTTCCTTTTAACATAGGCACTTTCTGAAAAAAATCAGCAATATCTTTAAGACGAATAACCGCATCAAATATAATAGCACGAGTTGTAACCGCCGACTGGACATATGATTGGAAAATAGCACTATATCCTGAAATATTCGTTGTTAAACCATTACCACTCATCAAAGCGGTCTGGTTCAAACTTGTTGCTTGTAAAGACCCACCAGTATTAAGAGTAGGATTATAAGCCAACCAAGCCTGACGCTGATAAAATCCTTTGTTATACGACATCTGTATAGATTGAGCCCCCAGAGTTGCTTGTGTATTAAGATTATAAGAAGCCACATTAGCGTTTACCCCAGTAACCAACGCCTGACTCGCACCAGCCGCTACATTACTCCAAGCACCTGTATAGGATGTTATAGCAACATAAGGAGCATTACGATTATTACATATACCAGTTCCTGATGGGGACATTGTGCTTAAATTANCATTGATAGGGTCAGCAAAGTTATTATACATCCATGATGTTGCCGTGTCAGGATAAAATCCTGTAATAGCACCCCAATCTTCTAAATCTCCTTCACTCCAACTTGTAAGAGCCTTAAAACTGTTAAAAACATTAAGAAAAGGAGTTTGCTGAACCACCGATCCGTTATTAAATTCAACCGTTAAAGAGTGAATTATCTGCCAAAATCCTGATTTAAGTCCCATCATAAAATCAAGAGGGGCAGTTGCCGTCATAGGGGCGTTAGTTGTTTGAGCCTGTAAAACCATAGGAAAAGCCAAGAATGCTTCACTCCAGTTAATATACGATCCACAATTACTTAAAGAAGTTGTGTCTATAACAACCTGACCTGAATACGAAGAGTTGTTATTATCATTAACATATAGCCACTGTTTATCCACAAATTCACTTGACGAAATTTCGGTATTAATGCTTTCTTCAAAGACGAGATTATCCATTATATATAGTTAGTAGATAATATTTTTACGGATTTTATAATTAATTAAAACAAAATTCCTAAATAATTATATACAGGAATATTGCTAAAGAAGGGAGACTCTATACATCAAAGGATATATACTTTTTAGGTATTCTTGGCTTTGACACTTTCAAATTCCTTAAAGTATCTGTAGCCCTATGAACTTTTCCATCTTCAAATATTTCGTCTTTCAATCCTTCGCCTAAAGAACGCTTATGATGTCTTGCTATTTTATTGTTTCCGTTAGTTCCCCTAAATCCCATACTACTTCGTCCACCAGCCCCTGAAGTTGTTGAATTTAACTTATGAATATACATATATAATATATAAAGATATAAAAATAAGCGGAATTGTATTAGGGGCTATTTTCCTATTGAATCGCCTATATCACTTATAATTAATAAAATAACCATATTAGGGTCTTGAATTGCTACAGGAAAAAGATTCTGGTCTAAAAGTTGAATAGTAAAAGAACCATATTGTCCTGCTTGAATATCAATAAAAGACAATTGCCCTGTCGGTTGAATAGTAAATTGTTCGCCAAAATTACCTATAGGAGCAAAGCAATATAACAAACTATTCGGCACAGCATAATTATTTTGTAAAAGAGAACAAGTCATAACAAAAGAAGATAATGGTGAAATCTGCGGAACTAAATTGCTTAAATATGATTGTACCGTATTATAAGGTAAGGCTTGGGTGCATATACCAGCAACATTAGTAATAATATTTTCTGCTAAAGAAGGAAGACCTAAAGGATAATATCCTGCTTCAAATCCTAAAGCAGCCGATACTGCTGGTAATTGAATCCAAAACATAGGTGTAATATTTCCTATAGGCACAATCCAAGTAGGAGAAGAAGAAAAAGGAACTGGATATTTATATGTTCCAGCAGTTGTTCCTATAGGGTAAGAAGTAGCATTCATATTAAAACAATTAAATTGAAAAGCATATGATGTTACATTCGTGCCTAAAGTTAAAAAGAAAAAGTATTGTCCTGATGTAGCATTACTGATAAGATAATGACCGTTATTAATCATAACTTGTTGAAGGAATTCATTAAGATTGGTTATGGTGTAAAAACCATCAGGAAATAAAACTGTATTTATCGTACCATCAACCCATATATACTTTATTTCATTATTTCCATAAGCAGCCGTGATATTAAAAGTGCTATAATACATTGTAAAACTTGACAAAGCCAATTTATTTCCTTTACTAAAGGATACATTACCTGCTGGAAATTTATACAAAAACTGGGAGTTATTTGTATTCGGTATTATGTTATTCGTTGTCAATATAATAGTTCTCATACTTATATTATATTAACATATTATTTTTCTTTGAATTGTGCTAAATAGATAAATCCATAAGTAAATCAACTCCTTCACTTTTATGTATTTTACCTTCAGTCATAAATTTGACTATAAAGCGTCTCAATTCTTTCATTAAAGCAACTGAATTATTACCAGCCATATATTCGCCTTTAAGGACTTGAAATCTATCATATTCAGCCCTTTCATCATCACTTACTGATTTTTTTAATCCAAGTTTATGAAATACACCTGCCCCTGTCATTATTTTTTCAAATAACTTTCTATCCTGTAAAGGAAGAGTATCATAATGATGCGGATTTACTCGCTGATTATCTAACAATTCCATCAAAAAATCTTTTGTTGAAGAATTAATATGGGTTGGTTTAAATTGAGGAATTCGTCCTAAACTTGGATATTTTACATTCAATATATCACTATTTTGTAATTGATTTTGATGTATAACATATTTGCCTAACTGACGATAAGTAGGAGTTTCTTCAACCGATATTCCTTTCCCTATTTTTTTCATTCTTATTCCTACACCACCTTTTCCACCTGCTGATGGAGGAGATGATGGAGCAGAAGCCGCTGCTTTTCCACCACCACTTGCTGGAATAAGTGGTCCTCCGTATGGCGACCCATGATCGCCGATATAATCTTTAACACCACTCCAAGTAATACTACCTATTACCGTATTTATTGCTCTTGATACATCAGCATTATCTTTTAAAAATTGAGACCACAATGGAGCAGTTGTAATAGGTAATTCAACATTACCACTGTCAATCAAAATAATAACAGTAGTTCCTGCTGTTGCTGGGGTCTTTCCTCTACCTACTAACGGATATCGTGCGTTTGCTATACCTACAACACCAGTTATTGTATTTCCACTTGCTGATGGAACAATAGAAGCCGAAGCGGAAGCAGGACTTCCACCTGCCCCACCAGTTATACCTGAAATTAAATCATCTATTTTTTGAATAGTATTTCGGTTTAATCCTCCCATCAATCCTTCAATAATATCCAGTTTTTGCTGTGTTGTAGTATGTGNGGCATTAATATCACGAATAGCATCTAGAAATTGTGCGTTAGTAGGAAGATTAACAGTTAAATTTTGTAATTGTGCTAAAATTGCTCCTCGTTGTGCATCGTTTTGAATTTGTAAAGCATCAAAAAACGCTCTATCAGGTAAAGCACCCATTAAAGCAGCCATATCCGCTCGTATTTCAAACCCTAAAGGTAAGGCGTGTACCTCAGTAATTAGTTGCCGAAGTTCAACTCTTGATGGGAATATGCCTCTTAAATCAGCAATATTATTAATAATTCTATCAAATTTATCATTAAAGCCTCCAACCGCTAATCCTTTATTTTCATTAAACGACTCAATATACTTTCTCAAGTAATCAACAAAAGCAGTAGGGGTAGTTCTCGTAATATTAAATTTTTTCAAAAAATCGGCTTTAATATCAGGGAACATATTATTAAAAATAACACGCTGTGGGTGGTCTAACAAAGTTGTAATTGCTGATGCTTGACTATAATGAAATCCCATCGCTAATAAATTTGTAATAGCATCACTTTCGTTTTTACCTACATCAGCCTGTAATTCATCAGGTGTAGCGGTTTGTTGTTCGGTTTGTGTTAAAACTTCTCCTTGTTTTAACGATCGTCTCGCATTCGCTATATTAGCATCGTTTGAGGCAGCAATCTTTAAAAGTTGGTCTTGAACCATATATGCTTTTTGTAAATCGGCTGGTTTTCGTAAATTACGAATCATTAAACTTCCAGTTCCTGACATTATATACTATACAAATAGAAAATAATATTAAAAAGTATTCATTATTTTTTAAAACATATCACTGACTTCAAACACTTCATCAAAGTTTTTCCTAAAACGCTCCGTTTTTTCCCCTTCTAAATCAATTAAAAGAAAATCTTGTTTCTTTTCGGTGCATAAATCATAAATCTCTTTTAAGACTTTCTTATCAATTCCTAAACTATATTCTCGTGCGATCATGGTTAAATTCTTCATACTTGATACTTGTTTTAAAATAAGGTAATTAATATTATCACGAATTAATTTAGGCACGGCATAAAAAGACTGTGAAATATATATTAAACTACAATTCTTCTTTCTTGCTCTTATATAATAATCACATATTTGCTTTTGTTGTTTGACAGGTTCATTAACTAAATCATCTAAAATAATAAGTGATTGTGTTTCCTTATCCAGTTTATCTAAATCAGGAAGATTTGCTAAACCTTCAGTTATTTTTAATCCTTTCTTTTCTAATTTTTCTTCTAAATAATTATACAAAGGTTCATCTTTATTTTTTGTAGTAATAAAAATATTTTCAAAAGTATTAGGCATATTGTATAAAATATTCAATAGTGTTTGTGTTTTACCACTTCCAGAATTTCCAGCAATAATCATACGAAAAGGCAATTTTATGTGATGTATATCATAATGAGGATTATGTTGCTTTAGCAATAATCTTTCAGGTATTTTTTTATACCAATCAATTAATTCCGCTTCCTTACAATTCTTTCCAGTCTTTTCTTTCTTCGGCATATTTAGTTATATATATACAAAGATAAGTTTTTATTTTATAAGACTATATTATAGAATGTCGGCAACAAATCCACCTTATCCTTATAATCCTAATATATATAATCCTTCAAGTTATAGTGGTTCAACTGCTAATACGGCGGTCACCGAGCAATATATTTTAGAAAATTGTTTAACATACCCTTTCGCTCAAGGACTGGAAAATACAGTAGGTATTATTAATCTTGGAGATTTTACTTCTACAGGAGCATCATCATTAACTTGTAGTGCTTCACAAGAAATAGTTTTTGGTGTACCGAATGTGCCTATTATTACCATAGCATCTTCAGGGGCTACTATTTCTAATGCCGTTTTAACTGGAACTGCTACAGCCCCTACTATTTCAGGTATTCCTACAAATACACTTGAAATTATTAATTATGAATATTTAACTACAGGATTAGGAGGTTATATAACACAATCAGAGGCAGCGGCAACTTATGAAACTATATTAGCAGCATCATCTACATATGAAACTATAACAGCAGCATCAAATACTTATCAAACTATTTCAAATATGTCTTATTATGCACCAGTAGCAAATCCTAATTTAACTGGAACACCTACAGCACCTACTGCTACGGCTGGAACAAATACTACTCAATTGGCTACAACTGCTTTTGTGGTTTCTTCAACTTCTGGATTAGCCCCATTAGCAAGTCCTAATTTAACTGGTGTTCCAACTGCTCCTACTGCTACGGCTGGAACAAATACCACGCAATTGGCTACAACTGCTTTTTGTTTGGCTAATGGAGGAAGTGGAACAGGGTATGCTCCTATTGTGAATCCAGTTTTTACTCAAAGTATTACTGTTGATAGCGATATTAAAGCATATGGAGGTTTAAATAATTATAATGGAACAGGAACATATTTATGGAATTCTAATAACACACAATATACTTCCATAACTCAAGCAGTAGGTGGATTAAATTTTGTTGGAGCGGCGAACGGCACAACAACTATGGGTGATGGAGTTCATCTTATGAACTTGAATGTTCCTTTTGGATCAATAACTTGTTCTACTCCACCAGCAGGAACAAATTCTACTATAGTTGCTACTACGGCTTTTGTTAATAATGCTTCAGGATATTCAGGGCAAATACCAATACAATGGGCTGGAAGTCAGCAAAACTCTAATTCAAGTTATGATTTAATATATTACGGTCAGGCTACTACAGGAAGTTTAAATACTCTTTATGGAATACCTATTACTGCTAATTCATCAAATTGTATAATTACCGCAACAGTATCAAATTCCGTATGTGGTGCTACTCTAATGTCTGGAGTCCAGTATATTCAGTTTGTTTATGGTTCAACTATGGGTTCGCAAGTTAATAATCCTAATAATAATTATCCTCAAATAACCTTTAATTATGATGTAGCGGTTCATCAACAAATTACAAGTGGAATCTCATTGCCTGCTGGATATATCAATTATACAATAAGATATATAGGATAGATTAAAAATATTAATTAATATATTATCTTATTATATAATATAATATGTCTTTACCTCCAGCCCCCAATCCAAGTTCAAATACACTTTTTGGATATACAAATCAACAGTTCATAGTTGCTACTGATTCTTCAGGTAATACCCCTATTTTCGGTTCTTTAGGAGTGAATGTTGGTGCTGATTATACCCCTCAATTTCCTACTGTAGGCACAAATCAATCAGGCTCTCAACAGCATCATAATATTGGTGGAAGACATCGTACCGACTTTGTAAATTTAGCAGGTGAGGCTATATTACCATCAGCAGGTGGATTTAATTTTTGGAATACAAATTCTTTGACAATACCGAATAGTTTATTGTCTCTTGATGGTGTTGGTAATATGGAACTTGGCGGTAATATCATCTTTGCTTTAGACCCCAGTAATGTTGTTGTCTATGGAAGTGATATTAGAATTAATGGTTCTTTTGGAACAGCAGGACAAGTGCTTACAACTGATGGCTCGGCTAATATGAGTTGGAGTGATGTATCAGGCGGAGGTTCTATTCCTACATTACAACAGGTTTTAGATGTGAGTAATGTATCTATAAATACTCCTATTCTTTTAAAAGATGTGTATGGTGATACTTTGACTATTGGAACTTATGCTATAGATTTTGGAACAATGGGACAATATTCTTGTAAATTAGCAGTTGATACAGGACTTACAGTTAAATCGCATACTACTGAAAATATTTCAAGTTATGGTAGTGATACTATTAATATGAACTGGGAAAATAATAATACTGTTGTTTTATCATCAGTCGCATATAATCAAGGAGATGCTGGATTATTTTTAACAAAATCATCTACAGGATTGGGGTCATATTATACGGATTCAGGAGTTCAACTTGGAGTTTATCCAGATACTAATGTCTATAGCACTAAATTGACGAAAGATTATTTGAAAGTGGATAAAATCAAAGACGCATCATCAAATTACGGCACATTAGGGCAAATCTTAAGTAGTGATGCTTGTGGAAATATAGTATGGGCTACTGGGGCTGATGGTGCTACAGGAGCAACTGGACCGACTGGGGCTGATGGTGCTACAGGTGCGACTGGTGCTACTGGTGCTGATGGTGCTACAGGAGCAACTGGACCGACTGGGGCTGATGGTGCTACAGGTGCGACTGGTGCTACTGGTGCTGATGGTGCTACAGGTGCGACTGGTGCTACTGGTGCTGATGGTGCTACAGGTGCGACTGGTGCTACTGGTGCTGATGGTGCTACAGGTGCTACTGGTGCTACAGGTGCTACTGGTGCTACAGGTGCTACAGGTGCTACACTTCCTATACAAATTGCTACAAGTCAAATAGGTGGTCTCTTAATGGCTGATTCATCTTTGAATGTTTTTGATTTATCAGGTGCTATTTACACTACTCACAATGTTACTGGTTATACTTTAAATATAGGTGCTTCAACTTATTTAAGTAATGGTGGAATAANNACTCCTAATATTATTCCTACTGTNATAACTGATATGAACGCCAGTATTGGAAAAGACGGTCAATATCTTGTATCTACTGGTGCTGGATTGGAATGGTCTAATCAACTCGTATCAAATACTCCTATTGTTGTTCCAGCATCATATGCCGTATATAATACTTCACAACCTCCTACTGCTTTTAATCCTGTTGCTTTCGGTTCAACGCCTATTGATGGTTGGTTTTTTCAA